CACCAGCATTGGGTCCAAGTGCGCCACCTGCACCAGCAGTCATGGCTTCCTCAAGAACCTTCTTGAAATGTTTAGCAAATCTACCAGTTGACTTTTCCATACTATTATTTATACTAATGATATGGAGTTGCTACTAAAGTATATCGATGAGGTTGGTAAAGATCTTGTACTTGACGATTTCAACATTAAGGAGCAAAGTATGCGCTTGCCTGCACGTAAGCATTATTGGGTTGCTCAACTTATTAAGTCTAAGATTGCTCGTAATGCTACATTTGAGAAGAAGAAGCAGCTCAAAAAGAACATTACTAAGGAAGTAATTGCAACTTCACCAGTAAAGTTATCTCAATCAGCAGCAGAGCAAGCAGCTGAACGTCACGAGTCATTAGCATCACTAACTGCTAAGATAAAGGAGCTTGATCTCATCATTGAGTATCTTGAGAAGGTCGAAAAGACAATGTCGCAGATGGGATTCGATATTAAGAACATTGTTGAACTGCAGAAGATGGAGCAACTATGATTCAGTTTGATGTAAAGAAGCCAACACCTAAGCAACCAGTTAAGCTTCTCATTAGATGCTCTGATAGTGAGTTGTTTGATACAATGCGAGAGCATTTCTCAGTAGAGAATACAGGAGCTAGGTTTGCAAGAGGTTATGGTCGCTTTGCACCAAGAAGAAAATATGTTATAACACCTACAGGTGCTTGTGAACTTGGATTGTATTGGGAGATTAGACAATATCTAATTAAGAATCAGATAAATGAACCAATTGATATTACACCTGCACTTGCTAAGGCACTTAAAGTTGGAACCGATACAGAAATTGTAACTGACTTTAAGTTTACTCTACGTAACTATCAAGAAGAAGTAATACAAAAAGCAATTAAGCTTGGAACTGGTACTTGTGTTCTTGGAACTGGTGCTGGTAAGACCTTTACTACTGCAGCTCTAATTGAGCAATTCTATAGAGCAAGTAATGACCCAGAAACTTTCAAGTGTCTTATGCTTGTACCTGACTTAGGACTCGTAACTCAAACGTTTGATGAGTTTATCAATGTAGGCATTAACTATAAGTGCACTAAATGGACTGGAAAGACTAAACCCGACTTCACTTCTAATGTAATCATTGCAAACATTGGTATCATTCAAAGTAGGTTTGAAGAGAATGATTGGTTAAGACATGTTGACTTGTTAGTAGTTGATGAGTGTCACAAAATAACAGCAGGTAATAAAATTTCAAAGATAGTTCAACAGATTAAGACTCCTAATAAGTTTGGATTTACTGGAACCCTTCCAGAAGATCAACTCAACAAATGGTCAATCATAGGAAAGCTTGGACCAGTTATATATGAGAAGAACTCTTATGAGCTTCGATTAGAAAACTTCCTTACTAATGTGAATGTTAAGATCATGAACATTAACTATAGCCCAAGACCTCACTTTAGCGGTCCATCTGGTTATAGGGATGAGCTTGAATACATTTATAACAATGATAGAAGAAATACAATTATTCAAAAACTTGTTAGCAAGCTTCCTAATAATACTCTTATCATGGTCAATCATATTGCTCATGGTGAAGTTATTGAAGAGTATCTTAACAAGATTGATGGTAAGAAAGTCTACTTCATTCAAGGGTCGGTCGATGTCGAAGAACGTGAAAAGATAAAAGCAATAATGGAGACTGAAACTAATGTTGTAGTTATTGCCATTAGTGCAATCTTCGCAACAGGAGTTAACGTTAAGAACCTTCACAACATCATATTTGCATCTGGAGGTAAAAGCTTTATTCGTACTGTGCAATCTATTGGTCGAGGACTTCGTAAGCATGACTCAAAGTCCAAGCTAATCATCTTTGATATGTGTGACAAACTTAACTATGGTCAAGCTCATTGTGAGAAGAGGATGGCTATATATGATAAGGAAAAGATCCAGTACAAAGAAGTTGATATCTCTTAATGGTAGGATATAATTAGGTAGAATGTCTAAAACAGCTAAAGAAGAATATTATATTAAGCCTGCTGAGTTCAAGGCGAGTCTACAAAAGTACTATGACTCAGATGTCTTGACCGACGACTTGGCTGAAAATATTAAGAAGATTGCTTATGGCTTGAGCTATAACGGGTCTTTTATTAACTATTCTTATAAAGATGATATGATTGGTGACGCTTTGATCAAAATGTATGCTGCTCTTAAGTATAAGAAGTATAAATTTGAGACTAAGTCTAATCCTTTCTCCTACTTCACAACTATTGCTTACCACGCTTTCATTAATCGTATTAAGAAAGAGAAAAAGCATCACCTTACTATTACGCAGTATAAGGAAAAGGTTTATGAAGAGTATATGAGTAACCCAGATAACACTCATGGTACTGTTTATGTGAAGCCTATCGATGATGATTCCCAATATTAAAAAGTCTAAGATTGCTATCTTTAGCGATCTTCACCTTGGTGTTCATTCGAACTGCACTAAGTGGCATCAATACGCTCTTGAATGGGCTGATTGGTTTGTCGATGAGTGTAAGGCGAAGGGCATTGAGGATATTATCTTTGCGGGTGATTGGCATCACAATCGCTCTGAGATCTCAGTTAATACTCTACAAGTGAGTGCTGAGATACTTGATAAGATGGCCGACTTTAATCTTATCGCTATATGCGGTAACCATGATATCTATTATAAGCATAGAACAGATGTTAACTCATTGTCTATCTTTAAGAATAGAAAGAATGTAACTATCCTAGAGACATATCAGACTCTAGAAGCATTCAATAAGAAGATATCTTTATGTCCTTGGAATACACCTACAAAGGTTATTGAGGACTCAGATGTTATCTTTGGTCACTTTGAGGTTGAGACCTTTAAGATGACAGGATTTAAACTTTGTGAAGAGGGAGTTAAGGTAAAAGACCTTCTCAAGAAAGCACCTCTCACTATTAGTGGTCACTTCCATACAAGACATGAGAAGCAGTTCGGTGCTGGTACTATCTTGTATTGTGGTAACCCATTCCAAATGGATTTCGGTGATGCTGGTAACTCTAAAGGTTATCATATTTTAGATCTTGACTCTATGGAGTATGAGTTCTTTGAGAATAAAGTATCACCTCGCTATGAGAAGGTATTCCTTAGCGAGTTAGTAGAAGAAGGAGATATAACTCCAATAGTACAAAATAAAATAAACAATAATATTGTTAAGCTTAAAGTAGACAAGAATATTTCTCAGGATGATATGGATATCCTTTTGAATGTGTTCAATAAGTTTGCTCCAGAACAGCTGTCTGTTGATTATGATATTAACTTTAATCGAATCCTTCAAGATCGTGAGGATATCGAAGACATGTCAGGTGTTGACGTTGAGCAAGCTATAGAAGACTTCATAGGAACGATGGATTTAGACAACTCTAAGTCTATAATCGAGTATACTCTTGGTCTATACGAGCGTTGTAAGCGATGAAACAAGTAAATTTTAAACGAGTAGCTATTCAGCATTTCCTTTCGGTTGGTGAAGAGCCTGTTGAGGTATCCTTTAGTAAGGGACTTCATGTCATTACTGGAGCTAATAAAGATAAGCCCGATCGTCGTAACGCTATTGGTAAGAGTACCATTGCTGACTCTATATACTTCGCTATCTTTGGTGATACTCTAAGAGAGCTTAAGAAGGATCTTATACCTAACAACATTACTGGTGGTAAAACTCATGTAGAGTTAGACTTTGAGGTTGTTACTGGTAAGGAAACTATTGAGTATAAGGTTATTCGTATGCTTAACCCATCAAAGGTTATGCTATTCAAGGATGGTGTTGATGTTACACGTGATAGCATTGGTAATACTAACAAGTTTATATGCGATGTAACTTCTGCTACTCCTTCTATCTTTCAGAACTGTGTTATCATGACCGTGAACAATGCTGTTCCTTTTATGGCTAAGTCTAAGATCGAAAAGCGTAAGTTTATCGAGGACATCTTTGGTATGGAAGTCTTTTCACAGATGTTAACTCAACTTAGAGTAGAGTATAACGAACTAAAACGTGAGCATGACATTGTTCAAGCTACTTTAGCTGAGGTTAAGAACCAGAATAGAAACTATGTGTCCCAAAAGGAGGCTACACTCTTAAAGCGGGCAGATAAAAAGTCAGTATACTTAGAGAGAAAGGATAATAACACCTCAGAGAAAGAGAGACTAACAGAGAAGCTAGGCTCTTTCCAAGATAGAGATACTTCTGATATTGAATCTAATATTGAGGAACTAAAAGGTAAGCTTGTTATAGTAGATGATAAGATTACTGAGAGAAGTGTTGAGGCTGGTACTAAGAAAGCAGAGTTAAGGCATAGTAAAGAGTCATATCAGAAGATTGGTACTGATGAAGATACTTGTCCTGTATGTTTACGACCAATGGATGCTCATGATGTTGAGCATATGGAGAAAGAAAAAGAGACTCTTAAGAAACGTCTCTTAGAACTTGGTGAAGAGATCAAAGATGTTAATGAGGCAGTAACCAGAGCTAATAACATTAAGCTTAAGATACAACAAACTATTCAAGCTAAGAATAACGAACTATCTTCTGCTAAGGTTGCTAATCAAGAGAAGAAAAGTATTGCACAACGTATTACTCAACTTGATGATTGGCTTAATGAGCTTGAGATTGATCTTAAGCAAGTAGAAAGTACTGATACAGACTTTGATGATCTTATTGTTGAGTCAAATAAGAGACTAAGTGAGGTTGAATCTAAGGTAGAGAATTTTAGAAAGGATTTATCCAAGCTTGACATCGTTAAGTATGTAGTATCTGAGGAAGGTGTTAAGTCTTTTATCGTTAATAAGCTTCTTGAATTGCTTAATAGTAAGCTTCTTACTTATCTTCGTAAGCTTGACTCTAACTCTATTTGTATGTTCAACGAATACTTCGAGGAAGAGATTACTAACGAGAAGAATAAGATTTGTTCTTATCATAACTTCTCTGGAGCTGAACGTAAGTCTATTGACCTTGCTTGCTTGTTTACTTTCTCTGATATGAGAAGGCTTCAAGGTGGTGTTAAGTATAACATTGCTATCTATGATGAGTTGTTTGACTCTTCCTTCGATGAGAAAGGTATTGAGCTTGTAACTCAGATACTTCAAGAACGTACTGAAGAGCTCGATGAGTGCTCTATTGTTATATCTCACCGTAAGGAATCTATTAAGGCTGTTACTGGTGAAGTTATTTTCATGGAAAAGGAAAATGGTATTAGTCGCCGAGTTGATTATCTTGAAGAGTAGGATATAATATCTTCAATGATTGGTAGTAACCCTTTTCCACAGCCCTTTGGCTCACCTTTACCGGGTGCAAGACCTAAAGCACCTGTTAAACAAAACCCTCAACCTCGCGAGGCTACTATGCCTCGCTTTATTAACTACCTTGCTGACTATTCAGGGTGTGGTCATTGGCGTTTAATTTGGCCTGAGAATGTAATCAATATGACTCAGCGTGGTATTAGTCAAAGTACTACTGCAATGGTAGCTGACCCTCGTTGGTATGCTGGTGTAAAGGCAGTTACTCTTCAGCGTCAGGCGTCTAAGTCACAAGTTGAGTTTACTAAGCACCTTAAGAAGGTTCAACAAGAGCATGGCTTTAAGATCATCTATGAGGTTGATGATGTTGTATTTAGGGAAGAGATTCCTGACTACAATAAGTTCAAGTTTGCATTTGATACTGCAGAGGTTCGTGCTAACTGTATTGAGATTATGGATATGGCAGATGAGATTACTCTCACTTGTGACTTTATGCGGACCTTATTTCAATCTAAGCTTACGAATAAAAACGTAACTGTCATTCCTAACTTTGTACCATTCAACTGGATGGGATACCTTTATGATCAAACAACTATTCAACGTAACTTCGAGTCTAATAAGCGAAAGCCTCGAGTTTTGTATACGGGTTCTGGAGCTCATTACGATGTAGGTAATAAGAATGGTGGTAAAGATGACTTTAGTCATGTTAATGACCTTGTACGTAAGACGGTTGATAAGTATCAATGGATCTTTGTAGGAGCTTACCCACCACCATTGACTGATCTTGTTAAGAGCGGTAAGATTGAGTTCTATCAATGGAAGAGTCTACTTGAGTATCCTAACTTTATTGTTGGTCTTAATGCTCAGCTAATGATTGCTCCATTAACTGTTAACAACTTCAATAACTCTAAGTCAGATATTAAGTTTGTTGAAGCAGCTACCCTTGGTATTCCTTGCTTGTGTCAAGATATGCATACTTACTCTACTGCACCTGATGATCTTAAGTTCAAAGATGCCGATGAACTTGAGGAAAGGATGGATTGGATTCTTAACTACAAGAATCGTAAGAGGTACTTTGCTAATACTCCTAAGCTTCGTGAGTATGGTCTTACTCGTCGACTTGAGAATGATGATAACATCGGTTGCCGAATGGAAGCATTAATGACTCCATATGGTTCACCAGAAAGAAAGTACCTTAAGCGCTGGAACCCTTAAGGAACTCTAGTATAATTAACTTAGATGTATAGAAACGTAGTCTACAATGGTCGTGAAGGTACGATCACAGAGTTTGCTTGGAACGAAGATGGTGATCGAGTTCGACGTGAGGTATCTTTCGAGCCTTACCTTTATGTAGAAGATCCGCAAGGTGATAAAACCTCTATCTTTGGTACTAAGGTTAAGAAACGTTCATTCCAGAATGGTTATGGTCGTTATAAGTTCCTTAACGACTCTGGTGTCAAGCGTGTCTTTGAGAATGCCCCGCCTGTTCAGCAGTACTTGCTAGACGCTTATGGTGGTGAGAATGAGAAGCCTGAGTTCAACCAGCATGACATTAAGTATTGCTTTATTGATATTGAGACTTACTCTGTCGATACCTTTCCTGACGTAGACGATCCTACTCACGTATGTAACGTCATTACTGTCTGGGATAACTTTAGTAAAAAGTTCAATACGTTTGGTATTCACGAGTATACTGGCGAGGGTCGTGATGATATGATCTATCATTACTGTAAGACTGAACGTGATATGTTTCTTGCCTTCCTTAAGTATATCGAGATGCAACATCCTGATATTATCAGTGGTTGGAACTCTGAAGGCTTTGATATACCTTACATCGTTAATCGTATGGAGCGTATCTTAGGTCAAGAGTACGTTGATCGTCTCTCACCTTTGCGTAATGTTTACTTTCGTATGCGTATGGGTAGCTTTGGTCGTGAGCAGAAGCGGTACTACTTCGATGGTGTCGCTAACCTTGACTACCTTGACGTGTATAAGCGCTTCTGTCTTAAGTTACGTCCATCATACAAGCTTGACTCTATCGGTGAACTTGAGTTAGGTCAGAAGAAGATCGATTACGAAGGCTTAGCTCTTCACGAACTTGCCGATCAGGACTGGAATAAGTTTATTGACTACAACGTTCAGGATGTTAACCTTCTCGTTGAACTAGAAGAGAAGCTTCAATACATTCCTCTACTACGTATGCTATCATATGTTGGTCTTACTACCATGGAAGGTGCTATGGGTACGATTGGTGTTATTAATGGCGCTCTAACTGTAAGGGCTCGTCAGCGAGGTGAGGTTATCTCTACCTTTGTGCGTGGTGGTAACAAAGATCATAAGAACCCTGGTGCATATGTTGCTGAGCCTAAACGTGGCTTCAAGGAGAACATCATATCCTTTGATGCTAACTCTCTATACCCTAACGTTATGATCTCTCTCAATACTTCACCTGAGACTAAGGTGGGTAAGATTGAGAAGAAAGATGGTGATCAGATTACCATCCAACATACCTCAGGTAGGTTGTTTAAACTATCAAAGCCTGACTTCGTAAAGTTCCTTAAAGACGAGGAATGCGCACTATCGAAAGCTGGTTTCCTGTTTAGTCAGAAGAAGCAAGGCATCATTCCTGAGTTCCTTGAGTACTATTACAACCAGCGTGTTGAGATTAAGAAAGGCTTGTTTACTAACATGCAAAGGCTTAAGAAAGAGCCTGATAACACCGATCTCAAGTACGAAGTCGAACGTCTCAATACTCAACAGATGGTTATCAAGATTCTGATTAACTCTTGCTATGGGTATATGGGTAATAAGAATGCTCCTATTGGTGACGATGATATTGCTGCTAGTGTTACTCTAACTGGTCAGGCTGTTATTAAGCATTCGAATGAGTTGCTTAAGGACTTTATGCGTGATGAGGTTGGCTCTGATAACATCTCTGAACGTGACCTAGAAGAGTGTATTGTCTATAACGATACTGACTCATCTTATATCTCTATCAAGCCTTTGATCGATAACGGTGTTAAGTTCTGGGAGTCTAAGGACGATGCTCTTGTTCACCAAGAGACTTATGACAAGATTCAGGAGATTGAGGACTACCTTAACGAGGGTATTACTTCTTGGGCTCGTAAGGCTCTATTGACTCGTGACCCTCGCTTCGTATTCAAGCGTGAGATGATTGCTGACGTTGCTACTTTCATTCAGAAGAAGCGTTATGTTATGCATATCCTTGACGATGAGGGTATCAAGGAGAATAAGTTCAAGTATACTGGTGTTGAGGTTGTTCGTACTACTATGCCTGATGCCATTAAGCCTTATGCTAAGGGTATCATTGAGACTATGCTTACTACTCAGGACTTGGGTAAGACTAATAAGATCTTCAACGAAGCGTATGATACTTTCAAGACTCTTGCTCCTGAGGAGATTGCTTTCGTTATGGGTGTTAAGGGTTACGAGAAGCATGCTGTGCAATGTCGTGATTGGGAAACCGTTAAGGGTATGCCAGTGCATGCTAAGTCTGCATACTACTATAACCGTATGTGCGATGAGCTTAATACTGGTAATAAGTATGAGTCTCTTGGTTCAGGTGATAAGGTTCGCTTTATGTATGTTGAGACTCCTAATAAATATGGTGTTAGCTCTATGGGGTTCAAGTATGAATGGCCTGAGGAGTTCAATGAACTGTTTAAGATCGACTACGAGAAGATGTTTGATAAGATTCTCTTCCAGTCCATTGCTCGCTTCTATGACTCCGTAGGTTGGGCTATTCGTAAGCCTACTGAGAATGTTAAGACTGAGCTCTTTGACTTATTTGGGTAGTTGACTTAATCCATAAACAGAGTAAATATAAGTATGAGCGAATCATACTTAGACAAACCACAACTCGACGGCAAGCCAGGAGGACATCCAGCATTTAAACGTGGTCAACTTAAAGGAGTACTTACAGTACTAAGCGTTGTTAAGCAAACAGTAAATGGTGCTGATAAAGGATCTGGAGAGTTTGGATCACCACAAATTGAAGCAGCTCGACAAGCAATTGTTACCCTCGTGGAGGCACTAGAAGATATCTCTGAAGCATCTACTGCCCCATCAAAGAAAGCACAGAAGGCACTTGAGGATGCTCGTAAGCTTGCTGAACAAGTACCATCACTTCGCTAACTCTCAACCCTTTCATCGGCATTGTAGTATACAATTCTATCGTGCCATATAGGACTCGCAAGAAGGATCGCTGGAGACAGCCTTCCTTCTTTTGTTAGTTGGAACATGTGAGACATCCAAGTTTGTTCATGTGGATGTGCCCATGTCTCCTCTAAAAACATCTTTCGATTACCCTCTTTACTAACAATCATTGGCCAGTTACCGTAGTATACATCACCAGTAATATAAGCTACACCATCAATTGTATTCATAGTACCCCATTCAGTCTTTGGGCAGTTAGGATCTAATCCCATAACAGGAAGCTTATGGTAGTTAGGGAAATGTTCCTTACGAACATCATCAGGAACGTTATACCAAGAGCATTGATTGTCGTTATCGAAGTATACCTCAGTAAAGGACATCTTTAAGAAGTCAAAGTCCTCAACATAAGCAATCTTATGGATAATTTCATAGATGTTAGGTATGTATTTTCTAAAACCATTACGACAAACTTCACCTGCTTGATCAGGACCATTAAAGGTCATATCATCTTCAAAGAATAGATAGTAGTCAGCATCAGACTTATCGAAGTGCTCTGCTACAGCTTGCCTACCACCACATATACCAATATTGCCATCCATCTTAACATACTCAAAGCCATGCATCTCAGCAATTGCTTGATTAGCTCGCATAGCTTCCTTATCAGTTGAGTTGTCAAAGATATACTTAGCAGGGTGAGTCATTAAGCCTTCAGTCTCAACCATTGTCTTAATAGTATGAGTTAACTGCTCGGGCATATTGAACGTCAACATGTATAAGTTAGTCTTAAGCTCCTTTGTAACATTGTCTGGAACTACCTTCGCGGTCTTAAATCGATTCTTAACAAAGCTACCATTAAGCTCTGCTAACTTAGCATTACCTTCAATAATGTCTTGAGTAAGTTTTACAATTAAGCCATTAGCCTCAATATCAAACTTTCTATATGTATAAGGATTAAGGTGAGCCATAATACTAAAGATAGATTCTTCAGTACCCATATAGCCATCACCTAATGTTGTACTAAGCAACGAGTAGTACTCAGCATTAGCCTTACCTATTACCTTCTTATGTCCACCAAATAGACCACCCCTACAAACATACTTAACATCATCACCAGCATAACTATTGATAGCGGGATATTCGAAGCCATGAATCTCGTTATTTGCTTCGTAGGGGAAGGCTACGAACATAAACTCATCCTCGGTAGTATACTTATGTAAACTATCTAAAACAGGCTCATCCCTTAAGTGACCATCAGGAACCGTATTGGTAATACCAGCGTCTAACCAATAGAAGTACTCTGTATCAAATGGGTTAAAGATAGACGCATCGTTAAGCATAAACATCTTTGATTGTACGATAGGGTTATAGTACTCGAGCTTATATTGTGGTGAATCTTCTAACCAACCTGCACGTTTTACCCATTCATCCGATGTTCTTATCTCTTGAGTCTTATCCCAAAATGGATCATACATTCTCTTAACATCATTTAAGCCAAAGATATTAACATGAGTATTCTCAGGACTTCTATATTGCCATACAAAGTCCTCTAACTCTTCTGGTACATAAAGATACATGGGTTGATCAATAGATAGGAACTTTTCGAATGCCTCGATGTAGTGATCAAAGCTTCTATTGTGTCTCTTAATGTCCCAGAGACCAGATACTATAGTA